CCTCAGCTGTAACATTTCCACCGCCGGTTTTGGCGAAGATGCCGGTAGGCTTTCCCTTGCCGTCGCCGTTTAAGAACGCGTCCTCTTCAGCGTTAGCAAGAGCTTTTCCAAACTGCGTTATGATGTAGTTTTCAAGTCCGAAAGCGTTGTCATAAAGCAGTTCCTCAGTGACCTTTATCGCAACGTGCAGTTTGTGAGCGTCAAGCAGTATCTGACTGAAAGTGCTGTCGCCCCATGTAAGCTCCTGCCCCTCTTCTATCCATGATGCCGCCGGTTTTGTGGCCGCCACATTTATCTTATGGTCGCCCGCTGTTGTCAGCTTCGTGCCCAGTGCACGGAGAATATTTTCCTCTTCAAGCACGTCGATAAGACGTTTGTCATATTCCTCCGGCACAAGATAACCGCCGTCAGCGTCAACGCCTTCCTGCAGAACGTTTGAAACGTTGCGAAAATTTGAACGCAGAGCACCAAGCATAGCCGCCTTGTATTCGTCAGACGCACGACCTGTCTTTTCTTTTGCAGTCTGTGCAGGCTTGCTGACGATAGGTGAATTTATTGGCTGAGAAAGCATTTTGTCACGTTCTGCCGCCCTCTGCTGACGTTCGATAGAGGCGGTCAAGTCCTCGATCTCCTGCTCCATTCTGTTGTATGCGGCAGTATCCTCAGCGGAAAGCCTGCCGTTCTTGTCCTCGTGGGTGTCAACAAAGCTCTTTGCCGTTTCCCACACCTTTGCTCTTTTCTGCATAAGTTCCTGAATAGTCATAAAAAGTCCTCCTTAAATGTATTTTTTGATTATGTCAAGGCGGTTTCTAAGGTCGCTTGCCTGCGTTCCGCCTATGTTTTCGGGCTTGCGGTAATGCCTTTCAAGCTTGTTCTGCAAAGCCCTGTTTACAGCTGTTCGTGAAAACAAAAAAGAAGAGGTCTTTTCTTTAGACTTCTTCTCATCGGTATCATCATCTGAATTGTCCTTATCCTCTTCATCATCGTCACCATCGTTATCTTCTTCTGTATCTTCATCGGATTTATCATCTTCCTCAGACTTCTTATCCGCCGAACGTTCAATAAACCCGTCAGCAAAGCCAAGTTCAAGCGCCATATTAGCGTTCATCCAAGTTTCAGCGTCCATAAGGTGTGAGAGTTTCGCTCTGCTTAGATGTGTTTTTCTCTCGTAAGCATTGATGATAGACTCTTTGACCTCACCGAGCATATCGATAGCTTTCTGCATTTCAGCGTGATCGCCGAAAGCCATAGTCGCAGGGTTGTGTATCATCAGCATTGAAACCGGCGAAACAAGCACCTACGTACCTGCCATAGCGATAACGCTCGCCGCACTTGCCGCAATGCCATCTATCTTGACGGTCACATTGCCCTTGTAGTCGGTAAGCATATTGTATATCTGAGCCGCCGCCACGCAGTCACCGCCGGGAGAGTTTATCCAAACCGTGATGTTGCCCGAACCGCTGTTCAGTTCTTCTTTGAATATCTGCGGCGTGACATCATCATCGAACCAGCTTTCCTCGGCTATCGTGCCGTTTAGGAAGAGCGTTCTCTCCGTCATCGGACTGTTCTCCGTCTGTTCGGTCTGATTCTTCCACTTCCAAAACTTCTTCATCGTCTTTCTCCTTTTCGTACTGCCTGCCTACGCTGGCAATATCTATCATATTTCCGTTGCACATAAATTTGTTGCCGCCCAACTCATCAGGAATAAGATCCATATTCTCCAGTGAACGCACGTCATTCGGGCACATAAAACCATTTTGTATACCCACTGCATACCCATTCATTCTGCTCTGATAGTCACCTCTAAGCAAGCCGTCAACATTGAACTTAGGGTAGTATTTGCTTTTCTCGTCGGGTGTCAGCAATGCTCTTGAAATTGCCTGTTCCCATCGAACTATCCAAGGTTCAAGTGTGTATTTGACGAACTCCAATGATTGCTGTTCAATGTTTGAAAAGCTTGATTTCTCCAGATCACCGACCATATGTGGCGGCACTCTGAATATTCTTGCTATCTCGTTTATTTGAAATTTTCTCGTTTCAAGAAACTGAGCCTCGTTTGGCGAAATGGAGATGGGCGTGTATTTCATACCCTCTTCGAGTATCGCAACTTTGTGTGAATTGCCGCCCGAAAAACCTTTGTTCCAGCTGTCACGCACACGTTCGGGATCTTTTACAGTGCCCGGATATTCAAGCAGTCCGCTTGGTGTTGCTCCGTTTGCGAAAAACTTCGCCCCGTATTCCTCTGTGGCTATCGCAAGTCCCACGGCGTTCTTTGCCATTGCGATAGGTGAGTAGCCAACCAATCCGTCAAAGCCTAGTCCTGCGATGTGAAGAACATCTGACGGCTGTAAAATGACAGTTGAGCCTTTCATAGTACGTGGGTCGCTGTCCTGCATTTGATACTGGTAGTAGAGCCTGCCGTTTTCATCTCTGTCAACTGTCATTCGGTCTGGCATCAAAGGATAGAGTGCGACGACTTCACCCTTGCCGTTTCTGATAATCTGTGCGTAGGCATTGCCCCACAAAAGCAGGTGCGTCATAAGCGTTTCACGGAACATAAAGCTGGTCATTTCGGGGTTTGGTTCATCGTGCAACAAAGCGTAAAGTGGGTTGTCTGTGGCTTTTGCCGAGCCCTCCGCTGTGTATCTATACAAATGCAAAGGCAGTCCTGCCACTGCCTCAGAAAGTATACGAACGCAGGAATACACCGCCGTCATCTGCATTGCCGAGCGTTCGCTCACACGTCTGCCGCTGGTGCTTGTTCCCATGTAGAAGCGGTAGGACGCTCCTGCTGTGGAGTTTTTAGGCTTATCTCTGCTGTGGAATATGCCGCTGAATATTGACATTTGGTCACCTCGTTTCTGGTTTTTGGACATAAAAAAGCACCTATCTTTTTTGATAGATGCTCGTATTGCGTTAATTCAATTTGTGATCTAATTTAATCTGAAATAGCAGGTACTCTTTCCCTTGCCCTCTTTTTTTAATTCTCCCGCGGCAACAAGTTTTCTTAGTGCACCCTCGATAGAACTGTCACTGAGAGTAGGACAGAGTTCCCTTATATCCTGCTTATTAAATCGCCCTATTTTGCTTTTGCTTGCCATTCTGACCATCTCAATTGCAGGCAGTTTCTCTTGAACAAGCGAGGTACGCTCTTCAAAATCTTTATACGATGCAAGTATCGTGCCTAAAATGTACTTTATAAATGGCACAGCGTCCTCTTTGCCTTCGTGCCAGCCAGTCTGCGACTGACTCAGAGCACTGTAATACAGATTTTTGTTCTTAGAGATCTTTGCCTCGAGCGATATATATTTACCAATGTAAAAGCCATTCTGATACAGCAGAAGAGTGGTAAGCAGACGGCTCATTCTGCCGTTGCCGTCATTGAAAGGGTGTATACAGAGAAAATCGTGTATAAATATGGGGATGATTATAAGCGGTTCAACCTCCAAATTACCGATAACACGGTTGTACTCTTCACATATCCTATCAAGTGCCTCAGATGTTTTGTATGGTGCGAGCGGAGTAAACAGTATTTCTGTATGTCCATCGGGGTAAGTCGCACTGATATAATTCTGCACGCTTTTTGTTCTGCCTGCAAGCGGATTGTTCATATGGCTGTAAAGCATTTTGTGAAGCTGCAGAATATAATTTTGAGTTATCGGAATAGCGTCAAAACTTTCGTGTATAACGTTCAGCACATCTCTATACCCTGCGATCTCCTGCTCGTCACGATTTCGAGGAGTAGTCTTTTCTTCGACCAACTGCTTGATCCTCGTGCTTGTTGTTACGATACCCTCTATCGCATTTGAAGCTTCGGTACTCTGAATTTTTGCTATCTCAACAAGCTTTTCCAACTCTTGCGGACGCTGTTTCAAATACTGCTCCTGTTTTCCGGTCTCTTTGTATATAGCCGCTATAAGTCCGAGAATATCAGAATCCCACTTTTGTTCTTTCAAAGCAGAGTAATTAAAACTTCTCATTTCCTTACCTCCATTCTTTTACCTTAAATTATATCATAAAATAAGGGAAAGGTCAATAGAATAAGTGAATTTGTCCTTAATATTATGTGAGAAATAGGGGAAAGTATCAAGCGGTATCCCTCTGCTATATAAAAGAGCCGATTTCTCGACTCTTATGGTATCTATAACATTGGGGAGCATATTCGTAATTTTATATCATCGTTTGTTCCCCAACACAAATGTTAGTTGTAATCAAATTGTCTTCCAACAGTGTTCTTTCATAAAGGATGCAATAACGTTAATTTCATCATCTTCATAGTATTTTACAAGAAGTCGTTTAAATTCTGGAACTTCATTTTCAGGAATCACTAGGGAACCAGCACCATGCGAAATAAGATAATGATTTGCAAAAATGACAGAAGCACGTTTGTTACCATCAAGAAAGATCTGCGTCTTCATACAATAAAGACAAAGTTTTATAGCAATGTTAATAGCATCATCATTTTCTTCAACTATCTGTTTGATTTTATCTTTTACATCCAGTTCATTTGGCAGTGGAGGCACATAGCTTAAACCGCCTATGGTAATCGGAACACCTCGAATTCGACCACCTTCGGCAAAAAGTCCTTCATTTACCAGTCTCGCAATATGACTGAGCATATAGTAGTCAGACTGGCTTGCAATTACATCGCGGTCCAAAATAAACTCCCATGCGTGTTTCAAATTCAAAATTTTCTGCACATCTGTAGCAGTCATACCGGAAACTTTTCCGTTTTCTATAATTTCCTCTGTCTGTGGAAAAGAGGTTGCTACACCTTCCAAAACCGCCTGATCATAGATGTTCGTTTTCATATTGGCACGGGCAAATGCTATATTACTTATAACATCAGCAGAAAGTTCATCCTCAGAATATCCAACTGCAGCAAGCTGCTTTTCAATACTTCTAAGTGACTTTCTTATTTCACGTGCCTCTCTAGCATTACGAAGAAGCAGATTATACAGTTCTTCAGTATATACTCCAACATACGTTGATGTTTGTTTGCCAGCCACACGCTTTCTTACATAAAGATATTTTCCATCTCCACGCTCTTTGATTTCAGGTGTACCATCGTAGGGCATTAAGTTTAATCTTGCATTAAGATCAGCACGCCTCCTCAGTAATTCCTGTATTTCATTATATTGTACCGACATTGTATCTTCTCCCTTGGGGAACATTTTATATTGCTATTATAGCACAAATGCTCCCCAACAGTCAATGTTTATTAAGAAATTTTTTCTAAACAAATTCAAACTGTGCTCCTCAAATATATGAAGACATTTATAGTATGCCTAAATCACAATATACTATTAATATGTATCGATAAACAGTATCCCCCGACTGTCATACACACTCTCCGTATTATCATTCCCGCACCGAATAGCCCTATCTAGCGCCATAATCGTCGCCACAGCACCGTCTATCTTCTCAGTAGACTTCTCCTTGTCGGGCTTGATGTTTCCCGCAGGATCAGTACGAATGAAAATGTTGTCCATATTCCAACGCAGGACAGGCTGACCGCCGTGTGCGATCTTCTCTTCAAGCGTCAGCTTCATAAGCTCCTTTGTAGGCGGCGACATATCTTTGAAACCTTGACCGAAAGGCACTACCGTAAACCCCATACCTTCGAGGTTCTGAACCATCTGTACAGCACCCCAACGGTCGAAGGCTATTTCTCTGATGTTGAATTTTTCACCAAGTCTTTCAATGAATTTTTCAATAAACCCATAGTGCACAACATTTCCCTCAGTGGTCTGCAAAAAGCCCTGCCTCTGCCATAGGTCATACGGAACGTGGTCACGCCTTACACGCAGTTCAAGATTGTCCTCGGGTATCCAAAAGTACGGCAGGATAATGTATTTCTCGTCCTCATCTCTCGGAGGAAAAATAAGCACAAATGCAGTAATATCCGTAGTCGATGAAAGGTCAAGCCCACCATAGCAAACCCGCCCCTCTAAATCGTCCTCTTTGACAGCAAACGCACACTTGTCCCATTTCTCCATAGGCATCCACCTTACAGCCTGTTTTACCCATTGATTAAGCCTAAGCTGACGGAAACTGTTCTCCTCAGCCGGATTCTGCTTTGCCGATTCGCAGGCGTCTTGAACTTTGTCAATGCCTACTGTAATTCCAAGAGAGGGGTTAGCTTTAGCCCACACTTTCGGGTCAGTCCAATCGTCCTCTTCCGAAGTTCCATAAATTACAGGATAGAACGTGTGGTCTATCTTGCGACCCTCGATAATATCAAGAGCCTTTTGGTGAATTTCATAGCAGATAGACTTTGTGTCATTGCCGGCCGTAGTGATGAGAAAATACAGCGGCTGCATACGAGCGTCGCCGGAACCTTTGGTCATAACGTCATAAAGCTTGCGGTTCGGCTGAGTGTGGAGCTCGTCAAACACTACGCCGTGGGTGTTAAAGCCGTGCTTGTTGCCGACGTCTGCAGAAAGCACTTGATAAATGCTGCCCGTTGGCTGATATATCAAACGCTTTTGTGAATCGAGTATCTTCACACGCTTTGAAAGAGCAGGGCACATTCTTACCATATCCGCCGCCACGTTGAAAACTATGCTTGCCTGTTGCCTGTCAGCCGCACAGCCGTAAACCTCAGCACGTTCCTCACCATCACCGCAGGTCAAAAGCAATGCAACAGCCGCCGCAAGTTCAGACTTGCCTTGCTTCTTTGGAATCTCAATATATGCCGTGTTAAATTGCCGATAGCCGTTCGGCTTCAGAACGCCGAAAATATCACGGATTATCTTCTCCTGCCAGTCGATAAGTTCAAACGGCTTGTGTGCCCAAGTGCCTTTGGTGTGGCATAGGCACTCGATGAAATTCACGGCATACTCTGCGGCTGAATTGTCATAGTGCGATGTTTCAGACATAAATTTGGTGGGCGTGTAACTTTCAAGCTTTCGCATTTTATCCGCCATTCTCAACAATCCCCCTGCATTTGTTGTAAGCATTTATCAGCACACGCTTGTCAAACATAAAAGCCTTGTACCCATCAAGGCAAGTCCTCAGGTAAAACTCGCTAGGAATACCGATAGGTCTGTCCTCATGCATAATGTATGCAAAAGCTGTTATCGTTCTCCTTTTGCCTGTACGGATACCCTTGCAAGTCAGCTTGATGTTCTGCTTGTAATAGAAGTTCGGGTAACCCTCGTAGCGGTCAAGGGCAAGTTCATCTGTGGGGTTCACTTCCCATATTGCTACCGGAACTGAACAGTTTTCATTTTTCTCAATGGTCAAGTACGACCCTGTCAAACTGCCTTTAAAAAGCAGTTCATAGCCTTTCAAATCAGCCGTTGCAAGTATTGTCGCAGTCGGACATCTTCTTCTCATTTGAGCAACGTTCAAGTTACTGCCGTATGCTATGTAGTATCTTTTCAAAAGTATCAACTCCTTCTACCACCGCAAGACCGCCGAAGCGGTCGGGTGAGTCTGCGACTAATCGTTTCAAGCCGCTCTGCCGTGTCTGAAAGCCGTGTCGCCGTCAAGATTGCGTGTTAAAATATCCCTTGCCGTTGCGAATTCCTCGCCGATAAAGCCTAGCCTTAAAAGCCAAGTTCTCATTGCGTATTTCGGATTTTCGTTCTGCTGAGGTTTCGGACTAGCGGTCTTGACCTCTTTCGCCATTTGGCTGAGTGCAAGGCAAAGCTGAATGTAGCTTTTCAGCTGACCTGCATGAAGTCCGTTCTGCCTGCCGTTTGATGGTGCATCGAACTGGAAAAGTCTGAACTCAACCGTGCCTTTGGTGAATGTTGCGTGATAATTGAGCATATGGTATCTGCTTGAATTGTAATGGTGCTCTCTGTAAGAATCAGCACCCTGTGAACCGTACCAGATGTCGGCGAAGTCGCTCATTGTCTTTGGCTTTTTCTTGTTTAGGCTTGCCAAAAACTCAGGGTCAACTGTCTTGCAGTATCTGTTCATTCGACCCCTGTCAAGCTTTAAAGCGGCGGCCAGAAGGCTTTCGTGGCTCGCCATGATGTTTGCAAGATTGCGAAGCGTCTGCGGTGTGTGACCCTTTGCACCGATGTGAATGTGAACTCCGCAGCCCCTTGTGGCATCGCTTTTTGCTCCTGCTCTCCGAAGTCTGCGGATAAGTTCCTGCAAAAGCTCGATGTCCGAATATTGAAGTATCGGCGTAACCAGTTCGCACTTTTCGCTGTCTATACCTGCAA